TACTTCTAATAAGTCCGATCCACCTTTTTTTTTCCAAGTAGTTCCCTCTTTTGCAATCTTTTTAGAAATGGCAAAGGCAAACGATGTAGCTTGTTTACCCGATATGCCAAACTTTGCATTTACCCATTTTTCAAGTGGTGCAATCGGTGGGGCTTGTCCAGACTTTCTACCATAAACCAACTGCTCTGTATATTTGCGCCCCCTTATTGTATTGCCTTTGCTTTCTAAACTATTAATCCACTCGCCAGTTGCTTCCATGCCTAATGCTTTATGCTTTGGTATTAAAAACAATTTAATAACATCGTTTAATATTTCTTCAAATTTAGCGTCTGGGATTAGCATTTAATTCAAATATTTTCTTAATCGACCTTTAATCCTAATTCCATCTAAATTATAATCTTGATAATTCAATACTAATGACCATGACCATTCCATTACTTCATAGCCCTCTTGATTACATTCAATATCAATGCCACAACCGATACAATCAATTATAGGCTGGATGTATTGCTTATACTTTGATGTATCTTTAAAATCGTCTGAAATTTCATTATAGAATGATAAATCTAAACTCGATGGCACTCCAACAATTAAATCAAACCATTCTTCACAATACTCTTTTGTGTTAATATCGTATTGGTTTCTTGTGTAGCCATATCTACTACCAAAATTCTCTAAAACAACTGCCACACAACAACTATCATGCGTAATTAAATTGGAATAATCGGAACGACCCGCACCAAAGAAACGCCAGCATAAACCGCATTGCTCTTCTTCATTCCATTGTGATATTAAGTTTTCAAAAAAATCAATCATTTGAAATATTTTTTACAAAGTTAATTATTTATTCTTTTGCTTTAACATTTGATTATAATTTTTTTGTATTTCGCTTATATCTTTGTCAATTGATAATTTAGTAAATATTGTTGCAAAAGGCATTTTACCTATTGAATCCCAAGTTGTAGGGTTCTTATCAATATTATAGTAAATCATAATTTCATTGTACTTGTTTAACCTTTCAACACCCGAAGCATTAAGCATCATGCTCTCTTCATCAAATGAATCAACGGACAAAGAGTTAAATAAATTGTTTATTATTTTAGTTTGAGATATGAGCCATTTAACATATTGTAAAAAATCATTACAATTTGATTTTAATATTTTCTTTTGTTTTATTCCAGTTGCTAAACAAACCGCTTCTAAAATCTTTTCGCTTTGGATTAAATTTATAATGTCCATAACATTCTGAAATGGTTGTTCTAATAATTCCTTTGACTTAAATGTATTACTTTCAATTATCAAATCAAAAAGTAAATCAATGTTTTCATTTGAATTTAAAAAATCTGCAGTTGTAGTTTGTGAGTTAATCATTTATAAGGTTGAATAATTTGATGAGCCTGAAATTTTTATTGGTCTTGATGTAGAATCCCATAAAACGTATGAAATAGCATCTAAAATATGATTATAATTGTCAATTGGTGTTTCGCTTTTTTTATCGTGCCAGACGTAATTATTCAATTCTTTTACGATATTTTTGCTTTCGTGTTCTACAATTATTTTCCAGTCTTGCAATTGTGCAACTCTATCTGTTATTTTTGGTTTTGAAATTCCTTTTATATTGCAACCTTTTGTTTTTAATTCTGAAATTAAACGGGGTTCGGCACTATCTGCAATTATCAAAGTTTTACCACAATATCTCAAATTAATATCTGCAATTTGGCTTGTCGTTAATCCTGATTGATATAAAAACTCTTTTACATAAATTATTTTATTTGTTTTATCAATTGAGCATTTTACTAATGTAGTTGGGTCAATACTAAAACCATAGTCTTGACCAAAAAAAGTAAAACCAGTATCAATAAAATCTCCAAGCTCCCAATTTGTATAAATAATTCCCTCAGCTCTATTTAGCCAACCGCCTAAAATAGTATGATTATACTTTATAGGATTGTTTTTTTTAAGTCTTTCTACTTCGTTTATAAAAGATTTATCTAAGTGTTGTAAATTGTCTAAATAACTTGTATGTATGTATGTAACGTCATTTTTCACCCCATTAAATCCCTCTTGAACCCCCGCGTCTTCAAAAAATCTTTTATAAATCCAATGTTCTTTTGTGGCTGGGTTTAAGATTAAAATAACACGGTTTTGCTTTCCTTTTTGTCTGATTGACAAATTAATTTTATCAAAAGTTGTTTCTTCTGTAAGCTCTTCAGCTTCATCTAATATCCAAGTTGTAACACCTTGTAAAGATTTTAAGTTTGCGGTCTGATCTCCCGAACTTGTTTTAATTCCTTTGAATATAATTTTTGAACCTGACTTTTTATTTTTAATTTCATTCTTTGTAACTGCAAAATAATCATTTAATTCCATTAAATCTATTTTTTCCTGAAATTCTGGAATAATTGAAAGGTGTGCGGAAGTCATAGTTTGTCTTGTAAACAAAATAGAATGTCCATTTTCAAAAGACAAAAGATTTGCAAAAGTATTAACACCAAAAGATTTTGCAGAGCCTCGCCCACCTGTAATCAAAAAGAAACGGGTATCATTTTCAAATAATGCTTTGTATTTTGGATTAAGATTTATCAAAACTAATTACATCTTTTAAACTAAAATTATCAATTGTTACATTTTGGTCAATTGTTTCTTTTGGTTTACCAAATAAATGCTCTGCTATAAAAATTTGTCCTCTTTGTGATTCTAATAATGTTTTTGTAAATTCAATCTTTGCATCTACATCATTATCTTTTGAATATAGTTGTTTTAAAGCAGTTGAAAAAATAGTATTTACTTTTTCTTCATCTGCTTTTGATTTTCTACCAGCGTTTTTATTTCCTCCGTTGTATTTTCTTTTATCTTCCTCCATAAATCATAAAAGTATTTATTAATGATTTTATCATAATCTATTAAAAATTCGTCTAATTACATAACCTCTTACAAAACTTGCAATAAAAAAAACAAATGTAATGAAAATATTTTGATTTAAAGATACTTCGATGTTCAAAAGAGGGTAAAGTATCAATTGAATTATAAAGCTAATTACAAGTCCTGAAATTACATTTGTGATTGATTCATAAATGGAATGCTTTTTTGATTGTTTTTTTTCTGTTTTAATCATTTCTTAAATGAATTATCAATCCTACCAAAGCAACAAAACCAGCCATAATATTTATAATAACAAACAAAGTTGTGATAACATTAGGCATTGTATCGTCATTATCGCACCATATTGTATAATTGTAAAAGCTTTTTTTCTTTTTAAAAAACCAAAGTACCGCTCTGATTAAAAATATAAAAATAGGCACTATTAAAAGTGCAATGTAAACACTAATAAGCGTGTCAGTAGTCATGTGTCCGTGTCCGTTTGGTATTACTATTATATTCCTCATAAATGTATTAATTAATTATTTCAAATCTTTAACTATTAATTCACTCCCTGTTAATGCGAAAAAAAAGTTTTGAAGTTGGTGGACGTGTTTAATAATTACACTTGTTCTCATATCTCTTCAACATCTGTATTATTGTCATAATCATCTACTTCTCCTGTGAACATAAGTCCCCTTTCAAATTCATCATGTTTAGAAACAAATAAGCCATCATGAGAATGTTGAACGTTTAAATTTTCAAAAGCTATATATTGTGCTTCGTCTTTGTTTTCAGCTTCAACTGAAAGCGATGCGTAAACTTCAAGTTTGAATGTTACTCTAAATTTTGACATTGTTTTTCGTGTTTTAAAATTATAGTTTTAATTTCTTCTTTTAGCGACAAATCGTCTTCTAAAAATGGGTGTACAGAAAAATAAATCTGCCTTTTTTTGTATTTTTTTCTTGGTCTGCCTACTTGATTTTTTTCTTCCATGATATGTAATTTAATGCAAATATAATAAATATTTTTTAATTGTCAAATATTTGTTTGAAATGTTTCATTGTAGTATTGTATCCCATGACTCTCATAGAATTTACACTGATTACAACCTCTGCATCTGTTTCCTTTATTAAAGGATTTCCGCAAGAAAATAATAAGAACAAACTTGATATTAATAGTATATTTTTCATAATTTTAAATTTTACTTGCTTCTTTGATTAGTTGTTCACATTCTAAATATGTTTGAGTGCCTTTGTCATAAGTTTTCATTATTTTTTTCAACATCTCCAGCATTTCATCAAACTTTTGCTTTT